CTAACATTCGCTTCAAGTTTTACATCGGCTGCTCTAATTTGAGCTTGTTCACCAGCAACTAAAGTAGATTGACCACCTACTGAAAGTAAATGATTACCATGAACTAATGTTTGCAAATCACCATCAATTTCTTCAGTCTTGTTACCTTTGACTTTAACATATGAATTACCATTGATAGTTACTGTACTAAAGCCACCGCCCATTCCACCAACTACTTTATGTTCGTTTCTATCTAATACGTCATACTGATCTGACACTGCTTTGTTGACAACAACACCGCGTGAGTCTATTGACATATAAGAACCTTCTTTATGATATATAAGAATTCTTTCATTGTTTGGCGTATCGTCTAGTTCAATAACATGAGCACCTGACTCAAAAACTCTATTAAAAGGATATTCTGATTGAACTGACGGTGACGGCTCAGTCCAATTTCTTTCAGGATCGCCACCCATTTCAACATTTTGAACTCTTGCGCCGTTTTGTGATGAAACAGAAGTCTCGTCCATATATTCAACTCGTGAACGTCGCGAGTTTTGCGGTTGCCCAAAGTCTTCTGGCGCAGATCCACGAGCAAGTAGCTTAGCAGCTTTTGCTGGAATACTTCCCCACCCGTTTGCCTTTGGATTAATTACTTGTGTATATTGTGTTGGAATTAATCCAAGCACCATTGGTTGTTGAGCACCTTCGCCGTCAAGGAACATGCCAAATACAAAACTATTTACTGCAGGCATTCCTAAACCGGGTGTACCATTTGGATCGTAATCGCCTTTAACAACAACGGCCCAAGGCAAGTCTTCTGTGCGAATATCTGTATTTAAACCGTGAATACCAAACGCACGAACTTTAACTCGTCCTTCTTTACGTGGATCTACGTTTTCCTCAATAACACCAACAAAGAATAGTGGGTTTCGTATTCCTTTACCATAATCAAACATTTATATCACCTTTACTCCAACCAAACTTTTGCAGTCTTAAACCGCAATGTAAAGTTCCTTTATCATCTCTATTATGGTTTACAGTTTCAACCAAGTACTTCCCAGACATTGTTGTATTTTTTTCTAATTTGTCAACTCCATCTAAATTTTTAATATCTAAATTAACTATCATTCCGGGTCTAATATCTAAACGACCTTTCATTTTGGCTGATAACAATGTTTTATTTAAATGATGTCTATAAGAAAGTCTGTTAGCAATAATTTGTGGTATAAACCTGTCAGTATGTAAAGCACTTGGTATATCGCCACTTTGTTGATAATCTTTAAACACTAAAAAGTCTTTGGCATTTTCATCTGTAAATGTATCATCTCTAAAACTTGATGTATGTGTATCGTCTGTTAAGTCACGTGGTGACCCTGACATATCAATATATTTGGCATTCTTGTCGTATGACCAAATGTTTGTAACTAACTTTCTTCTGACTAAATCAATTTCAGTTGTTTTATTTTTATATGCGCCAGAAAGCATATCAGCCGCAGTGTTTAAACCTTTATTAATAATAGTTAACTCATCAATTCTATTAATTTGATCTATAGGCTTTCGTGGGTCGTTAGAAGAAGCCGGTGAATAAAACAAATCAATTATTTCTTTTCTTTGTGCGGTTTTAATAAAGTATTCGTCTGTGCAAAAATAAAAGTTGTCTACTGTTTCAAAAAACTTAAACGAACAAGATGGAGTTTCTGGCTGAAAGCTCATGTTTGATAAAAATTGCATAGCCTGCGTTGGAAGATAATTGGGTATAGTACAGTTAGTCATATTCGTTGTTGGCTGCAAAATAAAATTTCTATTTTCTTCTTCGGTAATTGGCATTACATACGCAGCATATTCTAAAGGACGATTAGTAACAGGATCCAAATATTTCTTTCCGCCGAGCGGTCCAAAATACGTATTAAACAATTCGCGAGCAATTTGATCCATAGACTTTTGCTTAAACGCTTTAATAATTCTACGTTTGCTAGCTTTATAAGTTAAATTTGAAACGAAATTAATATTAAATAACAGCTTACTGCTTGATTCATCTACTGATATACTATCAATACTATATGTGTGTGTCTTTAAATTAACTTCTGTATTAAAATCATGACCTACAAATTTTAATTCGAGCGTTTCTTCACCACGAATTGGAAAGCTTTCAAACAAACCAATACTATCAAGTAAAGTTAGCGAACCGTTGTAGCTAGCACTACTCATCGTTTGACTTAAACTAAAGGACACAATTTGTGCCGTGATGTTTTCTGATTTGCTACCATCGTGCGATGTCATTATTGCTTCAACAACATCTGCCGTTCCCGGATTAAATTGTGTATCTGCCATTATTTGCTACGCATTTTCTTTCTAAACGAATCGGTAACTTGTGGTAAATAAGCGTTATCCACCAAAAAGATTTCTTTTTTATTATTGTTATCGGCTAATTCCTGATCGTAAACTCTCCAAGGTTTCCATTCATCTGGAATAATACGTTTAATAATAATCTTACGTCCTTGTTCTGTACGTAAAATAATCCGGTCTTCCTTACGTAAATAAATCGTTCGGAATGACTCGGGAGCAAGTTTAACAATATCAACTGCCATTTAGTTATACCTCTTTATAATAGTATAGGATGTTTTCAGGGTTATCATCCTTCGTCCAATCAACAATATCTTCACCAACTAATCCTGAGGCTTCGCCATACTTTGCAATTAAATAATTATTAAAGTCTTGTTCTGATTTAGGCCAATCGTGGTATGGGTCCAGCATAGAATTTGCGAAATATACAACCCACGTGTAATCAACACTGCCATAATAAAATTCAGCAATGTCTTCTGGTCTCTCACCTTCTTTAACAGTATATGGTAAATACATTAAAGGATTGTTAGAGACTTCTTTTGTAAAGTTAGTACGTCTAGTAATATCTCGTACTAATTTGCCTTCGTATTCTATTAAAGGAAAGTTTTCAAAATATTTTGCCATTATCCTGCACTCGCACTAATTATGTTTTGTCTTCTTTGTTCTTCATCTGAAAGCGCAATATCCTGGCCACCTGATGTACCATAATCATGCGATGTTTCAATTTCTAATTCAGTCATATTGAGACTAAGAGTAACACCAGCAGGTTTACCACCTTTCATAATCGAAACTCCACCGCCTGCACCATAGTCTACACTAAACTCTGTTATCATAGAACTTTTATATTTAATAAAGTGATCGCTATTAACACCGAGTAAATATACATCAACAACGGAAGGATATTGTAAAAATGCTTTTGGTATCCCAGATAAGTTTGTTACTTCAGGTAATGATTTTCTCTTAATCATATTAACGATATTTTTAATTCTTTCAGAGTCAGCTGCACTGTTTGGAAACAAATCCCAAGAAAATTGGTGAGTTCTTAGATTAACGCCTTCGAATGAAAGAGTTTCACGAGGGTTAATTGTTTGGCCAGTTACTAAATCAATAGCTCTGCCAACACCGTTACCTGATAGGAGAGGACTGTTTCTTAATAAATATTGCGATGCAGATGCAACATCTTTAACGTCTGTTCCAAGTACTTCTTTTGCCATACCTCTGGCAGCTTTCATTAAATCTCCGCCACCAATCCCACTAAGCCCAGCACCCATTGATTGTAACATTTGCGGAATTTGCTCAGCGGTCATTGAACCTTTACCATCAATAAAGTCATTAACTTTACTAGCAATACTTTCAACAAACGGATCTCTCTCGTTGCCATTTATTCTTAGGCCTGTATTATCCAATAATGCTTTTGGGAATGGCAATTCAATAGTATCGACCCCTCTTAATCGAGCTCCTGATGCACGGTTATTGAACGCTTGTTGGAACGGAGTTCTTCTTAAACCATTGTTATTTCCAACTTTAATATCCTCATACGTAAAGTCTTTAAAACTTAATAAACAACTATGTGCGTGCGGTTGTTCGGGAAAACATTGATAACCTTGCGAAAATCTCTGTTCTTTTCTATTTCGGTATGTCTCAACGCGTCTCAGCAAATTTACCATAGATTTTTCCTGTCGTTTGATTATAAATAGTTTATTGTTCTATTTATACTAAATTATGAGGCACGAATTGGCATATAGCGGAAGGTTTCGACCAAAGAACCCAACTAAATATAAGGGTGACCCGACAAAGATTATTTATCGTTCCATGTGGGAATTTAAGTTTTTTCGTTATGTAGACGAACATCCTGACGTCATATGGTGGCAAAGTGAAGAAGTGGTAATACCATATCTTTCGCCTATTGACGGGAGAAGGCA